TCTTTATTTACTTTATAATATAACAGATATACAAGAAAAGCCCTTAACCCCAATATATAATATATACTAATATAATCAAATAATTTATAATAAAATAAGTGATAATTATAATTATTTTAATTATTTTTAAAAAATATTAAATTACTCAAATCGTGCTTAGAGTGCTGTTTATTGATAGTATAAGTTATTTTGATAATTAGTAATATAATATTTTTTAAATAAATTAAAAAAAATATAAAATAAATACTTGACTATATCGATATATAATATATAATAAAGTTATAGTTAATTAATTATTTTAAGTTAGTTTTTTTTAAAAGGAGAATTGAGAAATGTTAAGTTATGAAGAACAGAAAGAAGTTAATAAAAGAATACAAGAAGTAATGAAAGCTGGCGGAATCCCTTGCATCTGCGAAACCTGCGGAGATGTGTGGGACGGAACTTCAACGCATTGCAGATACGACGGCAAGTGCTATGCTTGCTGTCAGATAGAAGAGCAAGAACAAGAGCAATATTAATATTTTACTAAGCAAGTTATAATTGTTATAGCTTGCTTTTTTTAGTTAATTTTTAAAGTGAATGGGTTTATTATGAATATTGAAAGAACAGAAGAATTTTTAGAACACACAAATTTAGAATATAGAGAAGTCGACGGCTGTAATTTGATGTCTGATTATGATTTGTTGGAAACAAGTATTTATTGCACAATCAAAATAAATGACGTTGAAAGGAGTATAGTTTATCAATCTGCTAATTATTATTATATGAATAATTATAACTTGCCAGAAAGTGAATTTAAAATCTCACTAGACGGCGGAGCAGATGAGTTTTTTTGGCTATTCAATGATATTGATGAAGATGATTTTGAAGAAAATCAAGAATATATATTAAACGTATTTCAAGATTATAGTTATAATCTTGATGAACTTCATCAAATATATAATTATCTAAAAGATTTGACAATTGAAGTAAATCAATATGCAGAAGATTTGTTAGAAGAGTTGAAAGTTTTTTAATTAAAGGGGGTAAATAAGATGAATACAGATTTAAGTTTAATGGAAAAGAAAAGACTTTATTTACTATATAATGGTTTCATTAGTTGGAACACTATAAAAAACATAAACTTCTCTGAATAAATAGAGAAGTTAAATAAACATAAAACCGAAGCAAAAGAACTAAAATCAAAATATGAAACAAAACACAATATTAATTAATTTTTTAAATAAAGGAGTAAAAAGATGAATAGAGCAACGTACAGTCCGGAAGATAATAAAATTAGAGTCTATTTAGATGAAAGACTAAACAAAAAAGATTGGGACACATTCAAAAAAGCCGGCTTTTTTTGGACTATGAAGCAAGAAAGTGACCTTGTTGCAACCTGGAACCCATCAAGAGAAGATTTAGTTTTAAAATTTTGCGAGACAATAGAAGAGCACGAAAGCGACAGTATGTTTGACAGGTCAGCAGATAGAGCCGAACGTTTCAGCAACTACAGAGACAAGCGAGAGGGCGAAGCGTACGACAGTTTGACAACATCCGAAGCAGTCGGCATGCAATCGCAAGAAAAGGCAGAACGCAAAGCAAGAAAGATTGAGAGATTACAAAACAAATCAAGCTTAGCCTGGCATAAAGCAGAGTACTGGACGAAACGAGTTTCTGCAGTGATAAACCACGCCATTTATAAAGACCGTTCAGACGTAAGGCAGCGAAGAATCAAAGAGATTGAAAAGAACATTAGGAGAGAAGAGAAAGAAGAAAAACAAGGCGACTATTCAAGAAGATATTTAGAACATAATAGAATGCGTTTAAATTATGAAAAAGCAATTTTAAAAGCTCAAATTGGTGAGACATTGGAAGATATGAAGCTTGAAAAGGGCGGAATGATTAAAGGTTGTGTAATCCACGGAATAAACAAAAGCCCAGCAACTAAAAAGAATAACTCGTTTAAAGTATTGGGTACAAAATGGGACGGTAAAACCCCCGCCCTAGTATCAATTAAAATCGGTATATTAACCCCCGAGGATTACGAAGCACCAACGCCCGCAAGTCTTGAACGCTTAAAAATAGAGCAAGAGCAATTGAAAGCAATCACACCAACAAAGCCAAAACTGTTAAATCCAACTATTGAGGAAGCCAAAAAGCTCCAAGCTGTTTTAAATTCAAGTTCAAAAGTAGATGCTAAAGCCTTCGGAGCTGTTAAGTTAATGACAATGGAAGAATATAAAAAAGCATCGTCTAAAAAATTAAGCTATTCACCTAAAGGCAGCACCTCAAACTTTACAAGCTACTACAAAATAGCAAGTTCGAAATACACAAGCGAAGATATAACAGCGTTTAAAGTCCGCACTTATCGCAATGAGTCTTTGATGTCTCCGCCTCACGTTGTAGTTATAACAGATAAAAAACAACACACATTACCGCAAATTGAAGTTGAAGATATGAAAGGGGTTTGCAATGTTTAAAGATAAAAAGAAAGGGGACGGTTTCGACCGTCTCCAATCTTTAAAATTTGACAATGACTTAAAAAAGATACATCAGGAAAACGAAAGACACAAATTTATAAATCAAGAAAAACCGCAAGTAATAACCGCTTTTAATTTATTTCAAACACCGCCCCACATTGCGGAGCGTATGGTTTCACTTTGCGGAGATTTAGCAAGTAAAACAATACTCGAACCGTCGGCAGGACTTGGTAGGATACTGAAAGCGATACCAAAGGAACACCGCCCCAATATAACAGCAATAGAAAATAATACAGATTGTATTAAATACATATATAACAATTTTAATACAATCAAAGATTTAAAGCAGATTGATTTTTTAGAGTATACAGAAAAAACATTTGATATTATATTAATGAATCCACCGTTTAAAATGGGTTTAGATATTAAACATATTAAGCACGCCTTAGCGTTACTTAATGAAAAAGGTTTAATTGTTGCGTTATGTTACGATGGAGTAAGGCAAAACAAACAACTAAAACCAATCTGTAACACATGGGAGCAATTACCGAAAAACACATTTAAGGACGAAGGAACAAAAGCGGATGTTTCTTTATTAACAATAACAAAAGGAGATTAAAAAATGAAAAATAAAAAGCTACCCGGAAGACCACCATTGAAGCAAAAACGTGTAATTATCGGAGCAACCGTAAAACCATCAACTAATAATTACCTGCTTGAACAAGCCTACGAGCAAGACCGCCCTATTGGCTACATTATCGACCAGGCAATATTAGCATTAAGGAAACAAAACAATGATAATATTTAAAATATGGGTTTATTTAATAATATATCAAGTTTATATTAATTGGAAATTACACCGCATTAAATAGCACAATAAAAACCCTTGCAAATTAACACCTTGCAAGGGTTTATTTTTACCTATTATTTCAAGGGTACAATTACACCACCCAACACAAAACTATTCAATACAGGCGATTACAGAGCCTTTATTTTATTTGATTTACTCCCATATCCTGCCATATAGGTTTTTATCACCTGTTATCGGAGCAAAGGCAGGATGCTCGCTCTTACCCCTTGAACCTTCGAACCAATCTTTATGAGTTATATCATCCTTGCCAATTATCTTGCAACATAACTCTAATATTTTGGAGTTATCGGAAGTTATCGGAGTCTTGCCAGCTCTTATTAGATATACATTTAAACCACATATGTTTTTTATTCTTTTTAGTTCGCCGTGTTTCCAATATATCCTTGTTGATGATTTGCCTACAAACATATTTAATCGTCCCAATCAAATCCATTTGATTCTATTTCTAAGCTATCAAATCTATTCTTATCGGAAGTTTTAGGTTTCTTATCGGAAGTTTTGTTAGCTTTTCTTTTCTTATCTGAAGTTTTAGCAAGTTTTTCTTTGTGTTTTTTTCTTCTATTCTTTAGCACCCATTTTTTAGGTTGTGTAATTCTATCACCCTCCCAATGCCTTAGTGGATACGAGTTTATCGGAAGTTCGTCTGGAAGATTGCCTTTATTTTCCATCATATATAGAAGTACAAGAGCAGAATTTATTATATCGGACTTAAGCCAAGTGTAACCGCAGGTTTCCATCCACTCTATCAATTCCTTTTGGATAGATACAGTTATTTGTTTACCTGCCAATGGACGACGTGGATTTTTTCGTGGTAATCGGAGCTTCTTAGGCTTCTTTGTCTTTTTATTCCATTGCTTTTCGAGATTAACTATTATTCTATCTATCTGTTTATCATTCATTTTCATTGTTTTTATTTATCCGCTCTATATCTAACAATATCTGCTCCATATACTTCTGTGCCTCATCTCTCTTTTCTCGCTCTATCTGCCTTCTTAATTCTTTAGCATTTAACCTGCTTTTGAAATCATCAGGCTCGTTACTCTTGCCTAAGTTTATAAATTCCATTACTTATTCCTCCCTAAAAGTATTAATATTTTCCCATTGCTCATCAAAGCTATATACCTCTATATCAGTACGCTCATAAGGACACTTTTTAACAGCACCACAGCTATCTTTTAACTCACCCTTACGTTTACCGCTCTTAATTATAGAACGTGCAGGACAACGCAAAGAACACATCTTTATTATTCTACTACCATCGTGAGAACATACCAATCTATCGTCTTCAATAATACCTGCTTTAGTCATTAAGTCTTGAGGCATTTCATACAGGTTAGATAAATCAGGACTATTCTTGCTGTCTTCTCTACAAGCTACATAAAATGTAAATTTAAGATGTATTCTTTTGTTTATAGGCTCTCTATCACCCCATATCTTTTTAAATATCGGAAGTGCCATTTTTTCGTATGCTCTAGCCTTCTTACTAGGTATTAACATAGGTCGCTTACCTAGCATCACAATCTGTTTGTTGTTTTTGAGTACCGCAGGACTACCATATATTACGAATTTAGCTATCATTATTCATCTCCCATAAATAGCGTTTGATTCTTACCACCTGCATAATACCATTCCCACCATTCAACAGTATGCTTTACCCTTGCGTGCATATCAACTATTCGCTCGTAGCCTGAATAGCCTAACGACCTCACTTCCTTTGCAAATTCCTCAAGACTCATTGCGTTTAGTCGCTTTGTCTCGTTTATGCTTATTGGCTCACCTCCCCCTATCCGTATGTCTTTTGGCATCTGTTTATTCATCTAGTAACCCCACTTACATTCTTTAAAAGTCATAACTTTGATATTCCTCACATTCGCAACAATCTGCTCTTAGCTTACAATATTCACATATAGCTATCTCTACGCATTGCCCGTCAACGTTATTCTCGTAATCCTCCAACTGCTCACTATTTATAAACCCCATCTTCTTAGCTTCCCAATCCTTAGCCCTTTTAAGCCTTTCCGGATTAGTCGTATTATGATAGTGGTCTTTGTGTTTTGAGTCTAAAAACTTTGCATTTACATGTTTATGTTCTATTGATTGACCGCAACCACATTTACAATATCTCATTTCAACCCCCTGTTATATTCGTGAAATATTCTACTGACTGACCCTATTGCCATATCAATATTTAAATCTTTTAATTCCTCGTGTATGCTTACAAAAGTTTTACCTGCTTTACGCATCTTAATTATATATTCTATCACATCCCAACCATATTTAGAACCGTTTGGACTAACAAGATTTTCTTGTGTGTTGTATCTTCCACAATCACCACACTTATATTCATTAGTTCCTACTGTCTCTATACACTTGAATGTTATTACAGTTCTAGTTCTGTTTCGTGAGCCTACCGCTTTTAGTTTATTGCTGTTACAATTCTTACATTTCATGTCAAAATCCTATCGGTGTGCCATTGCGGTGGCGTTTAATATTTTCATCTTCACAGCATTCAGAATATGTACAACTTTCAAAATTATATATGATACCATTATGAAAATCAACTCTCTCTAAACGCCAGTTATTTAACTTATATTTACCTCCACGCCATTCAACAATTTCATCAGAATAAACACCACCGCCGTCTAACCACTTCTCAAACGCTCTTACTTTCCATTCTACATTTAATATACTACACTTACCGTCATTTGTAATTTTCCCAATAACATTGTTATAATCTCCATCGTCAATTATAATTTCTAAATCGTTATCTTCATTAACATTTGGATACATCACATTATTTTTCTTTTTCTCGCAAAAACACTTAGCTTCTACACCACAATACAATTCGCTACATCTTGAATGCTCGCATGAAATAAGTTCCATCTCTTCATTATTGTAGTTTCTGTACTCAAATTTACACATCTTTCCATTGCTATAAAAACAATCTTTACAATACTTCATTTTTTAAACTCCTACATTCCAGTAAAATTATATGCTCAATACAATCCCTTGTATCTTCACTTAGATTTTCCATACAAACCCACGTCTTGCCATCGATGTTTTTCAGTGCCATTGGTATTTTATCGCTTTCATATTTATTTGATTTCATCATTTTGCAGGCAGACAAAAACGCTTCCGCTTCTTCTACCTTATCTAATCTGACACATAGTTCTGTATCTAAAAAACAATCTTCACATCTCAGGCTTTCACAATAACCATTACCCTCTATTATGTATCTTGCTGCTTCAACTTTATTCATTTTTACCTCCCTTATATTGTATTATTTTCTCGATTTCATCTACTGTAACTTCTAATTGCTCTGCTGCTTCCTTTTTTAGTCTCTCTATCATTTCCTCTTTCAATACATCTATAGCTTTTTTAAGATTCATTATTGTCTCCTTTTACTTCTTTTTTTATTAACGGCATTGAGTTAATTGTATACCTTACACCTGCAAGAAATATATGTTTATTTTTATCATCACAAATAATACCTGCATCTCTTTCTGCTTGCTTAATTATCCAATCTTCTATTGCTTTTTTAAGGTTCATTATTATATCCCTTGTCTTGTATTATTTCTAAAAGCCAGCAAACACCTTCTAAAAAGCATTTCTTGGCGTATTCTCTTTCCCAACTATTTCTATAACCTTCGTCTGCGTCTTCTTTTGCTCTTCTAATCAACGCACTTTTATTTATTCCGTAAACTAATTTTATCATCGCATCTCCTCTCAAATATATTTATCAATCTGTGTAATATAAAATTCTTTTCTATCTCTTGATATTCTACTCATTTTCATTGTGCGTTTCAACCCTCTAAGTAAATTTAATATTTCTGTTCCCTGTTTCCATATTGTGAATAAATCTTTTATGTATTGCATTTTAACCCCCAAGTTAAATTTATCTATTCCCTGTTTAACATATCCTCGTAACGCCGTTCTGCTTGTGTAATCCTATCATCGTCTCCGTCTTTGCGGTTCTCTATCCATTTATCCACGTCAACTTCTCTTTCATAATCATCGTCTTCAGGTGGCTCTAAATATCTGTCGTGTGCACTCATCACTTCTCATTTATAAATACAAAATTACCTTGACTGTCATATTTTGCCACACCGTGACGTATGGCTTCACTTCTTGCATTTGCTATACCCAGCAGTACACCTACTAATAGGACTATCTGTAAGAGTACAGCAATTATCACCTTTTCCCTAGTCATTTATTTCTCCTTTACTTCTTCTTTAATATACTCCTTAAATAGACCATACATCTCTTTCGCTTCTTTACTCAAACCTTCTTTTACAAAATCTGAATTAATCACCTTAGGTGCAATATATAGTATAGTTGCTTGTTTCGTTGTTGGTATTAGCATTCCAATAAACAATATACATAGTGAAACAATAATAAATATAGTTAAAATAATAGCATTTTTGATTTCATTCTCAATTAAAAGCGCTACTGTTATGAAAAAGCATATACTTATCGATATTGAGCTAAATATTAATATAAATTCACTAATTATATCTAACTTCATAATTAAATACATTTCAAATGCACTCATTTTTATTCTCCTTTAAAAAATTAATTACTAATTTATAAGCCTCTTCCCTTTATTCATAAGTGAATTCCTGAAAGCAATAACCCTCATTTTCTCTTTCACAAGCATACACTTCTTCAATATTATCTACTAACCTATATATACTTATATCTAATTTTTCACTCATTTTTTACTCCTTTTTTTTGCCCAATATAGTGCATTAACGTGATACTTATCTGCCAAAAGACTTAGCCCGCCTAATGCTTTTTCAACATCGTCTTTAGCAGTTCTAATACCAAGCTCAAAAACATCTTTAATTAATTCTTCACGGATTGTATTAACCGTTTGACTTATTTTACTTGTTGCTTCTTTATACATTTCATAAGTTTTCATTTTTTACTCCTCCTGTTCTGTCTTTTCTTCTTAGTTCTTCTGCGTCGCTCTTTTTTGGAAATAGTAGAACATCTTTTACTGATCTCAATCTCTCTAAATTCAGACACAGGCATATACATTAATGCTTCATTCATCTGCATTTTTTACTCCTCCTTTAATTGTTTTTCAATTTTTTTATTAGCTTTTGTTGATTCATATCCAATATCTGTAGAAATATACCAAGCTTCCCCAATTACTAAAAAATCGTATGTGTTATTATTTATTTCAGCTTCAACGTAAATACAATTATCTTTTGTTATGTTTTTTATTTTTGTACTCATTTTACCCCTTTCAATATCTGTTGTGATTTCCAATCTCGTTAATCTTATCATTGCATTTAGTGCAATATAAATTGAATTTACCTATTTTAGTAAACTTCTTTCCGCACTCTCTGCAAATACCCATATCTCCCTGCTTATGTTTTTTCTTATACTCTCTTCTTGCTTGCGGTTTTTTTTCCATAATTACCTCAACCCTTTCGCTAATTTTATTACTTCAAGTTGTTTTTTACTAAGTCGTGGCATTACCCCGAGTGAACTCATAAAAATAATTGCCTCTTTTGCTCTATCCTCTTTTTTTGGCAATTTGCATTCGTCTGTCTTTTCGCTTCCCCAGTTGCTAAAACATCCCAAAAAACATTTTTCGCAAATTCTATCACACTCTCCGTCCTCTTGCCATACTTTCTCTGCACTTTCTATCATTTCGTATTTATCAAGTTTGTATTCTACTTTTACCCCTTTTCCTTTTAACTCCTCACACAGTCTATTAATGTTTTCATTGAAATCAGAAAGTGCATTTTTACTATCTTCAATACATTTTTTCATCGCTTCATCACTAATTATTATGTGTTCGTCTATTAATTTTTCCATTATTTCAAACCTTTCGTCTTAATTAGTAAATCTTTCATTTCATTACAAGCATCAATCCTACCTTGTCTGTAACCTCTATCGTAGTCACATTCATTATACTTAACAACATAACTCCACGAAAACACGTTACCAAATTCATTTGCACATATATACTTATCTCTGTATTTACAAATAAATTCAGATTCGCTTTTGTTTTTTACTGCGTGTTTTTCTGACACATCACTTACATAAACTATATCACCTCTCTTTAATTCGCTCATTTTACTTTCCTTTCATTTCAATCAACTTTAACGCTTCTAATCTTCTTGTAACCGCAGGGTCTGGATATAATTCACTAGGCTTTAAATTGCTCGTAACAATAACAAATTGATTGTTATCATAAGCCTGCCAAATAAAACTATTAATTATATCTGCATCCCAGTCTGTCTCCCTCTCTCTACCTAAATCATCTAAAACTAAAATCTTTCTATTGTTGTTAGATTGCTTTAAAATCTCATAAGGCGTCTGTCTCGATGCTGGAAGTATTGCACTTTTAACCATTTGAACCAAACTTAATATCGGATGCCATATCACCCCACTATATTTTTTGTTTTTAATTAGGTCGATTACAACCGCTCCAGCGAACGATGATTTCCTTGACCCTGTCTTACCATACAAATACAATCCAAGTCCCTCACAATCGATTTCTACCCCATAGGTTTCGATGCTATACATTCGGTATCGATGAGGTATTGCCTTAATTTTCTCATTTAACTCATTTTCCTGCTCTATTTTCCTAAATTCATCAATTTCCGCATCCGAGTAGTCGCTCCTTTCTGCTTTTTCCTTGAATTGCTGTGCTAGCCTCTTCCCCATTTGCTCTAAACTTTCCACTTTTATCTCCATTCAATTTAAATATTCCCTGCCAACCATTAGCAATAGAGTTTTCTAGAATTTCAATTTTATCTTTATCATTATCCGCTAATCTATTTAGCTTCTTGAGAAAGGTTTCAATTTCCAGTTCTGTTGTTATTGGTTTTTTCTTCGATTTCCTATAATCTAAAAATTTAATGAGTTCTATATTTAACTTTTCAGAATAATCAAACTTTAAAATAATACCCCTTAGTTTATTAAATGTTTTATTATATGTTTTATTATCTTTAGACTCTCCACTTTTTATGGATACCTGTCCATCTTTTATGGATACCCCTCCATTTTTTATGGATAGTATTCTTTTATGATTTCTATCAGATATTTTACTTATAATTAACCCTTTTCTAACAAGAGAATTAATTGTATTAGATACACTTTTTTTAGTTATGCCAAATGAAACTTCAAAGTGGCTATTGCTCGCAAAACATCCTTTTTCTGTGCTTGATAAGTTTAATATTTCCATATATATTATTTTTTCTTGCATAGTCATTAATTTGTTTCTTATAAGACTATGAGATAACACAATAAATTTATCGTTGTTTTCCATATTAATCCTCTGTAAATAAAAAAATCGATGACATTCTGAAAGAGACCAAGCTTGAGATTGGAAAGGCAGAACGCCACCGATTTAAATTTTTTAATTAAGATTAAGTTCTCAAGCAAAATCTCTTAATCTCAAATATACTACAATACTAATCCTTTGTCAAACACTTTTCCTAATAAACTTACAATAAAACAAAATAAACGGTATCAATATAATCAACAAAATCAATACAGCTAAATCTTTCATTCTATTACCTCACTTTCCTTTTCTATCTTTTCCTGCATATACTCATCATAATCCTCATCAATTCTATCTTGAATATACACATCTAATAGTATATCTTTTAGCATTTCTATATCTCTATCATTCATTGTATTGCTCCTTAGAAAAATGGGTCATAATGCTCTTCATCATAACCATAATCACCGTAACCACCACCGCCTCCGCTGGTGTAATTATCCCCTTTTGCACATTCCTTTTTATATTTCTCACTTCTAACTGAACTTAAATACTTTTGCCTATTTATTGTATCACGAACAAGCTCCCACGCTTCATCGAATGTGTCAGGAATATCAATTCCAAATTGCTTTAAATATTTTACTTGTTTTTCTGTTGGCTTTCTAACAGTTATTATCATTGTAACTCTCCCTTTAAAATGGTACGTCATCATAATCTGTTGTATCTAATGGTGCTGGCTCTGGCTCAGGTGCTTGTGCTTTACTCAAAGGATGCTCTTGTGCTGTTGATTTAATGTAAGTCTGGACAACAGCTTTCTTGGGGAAGTTAATGTTATCTTGCTCTTCGTGTGTAACAACTGCATAAGCAACCCACCCAACACATTTCCTCGCCGTTAGATTTATCTCTGTACCTTTTTCTGGTGCCTTGCCACAGCTACTAAGAAATGCGTCTATTTTCCACATAACCTTATCCGTAAATACAAGCATATCAAATAACTTACCACCGCCACATTTAACCCATTGACCATTCTCATACTTACCTACCATTTGCATCTGCAAACTAATATACTCATTCCCTGTTTTAGGTGATATTTTATCACAGGTATATTCACTATCCATTACCTGCAATGCAATTAAACCCTCTGGAATTAAACCACTACCACTACTCTGTTCTCTGTCATTATATGTGTACTTCATTATTTTACTCCCTGTATTTCAAAATAAGTTGAACCTTTACCAACCTTAACAACATCGCCAAGGCGGTCTAATAATTGCTTCTTACTCTTAGCTACACTTAAGCCACTCTTTGCTTTTTCTATTTCTGCAAGTTTAGGAATACTAACACTACAAGCACTAATAAACTCATCTGCTGTATATCCTGTTCTGTTTAATGCTTCTTGTATATCAGTAACATCCATTTTACCACGCTTGCTCTTAACCTTTGTACCTTCAACAGGTATCCCTTCTTTGATAATCATTTCCTTTGCGTGATACCGCACACTCTTGCACCACGCTTCAACAACCTTAACCATTTGCAAAGCCATAGCCATTTGCTTAGGGTCAGTTATTTCACCGCTATGGAAGTTAGCTAAATCCATATCGCTATAACCCTCAACCACCTTAGTAACTTCACCTGTTACAGCAGGACAATTAGAAGCCTTACTACACCAAACACAATACTCACACTTGCTAGGCTTTAATGATTTATCCTTAGCGTCTTTGATAAGGTTTTCCACATAATCTTTACACTCATCATAAGTTAAGTTATAATCTACAACTTTTCTTAACTTAGAGTATATAACCATAACATTACATTCTGTTACTCCACGCTCTTGCATAACAGCTAAGGCATAACCTTTAAGTTGAGGAAGATAATCTCTTTCATCACCTGTCTTTAAGTCTGCTATAAACAGCCCCGTAGTATCCTCCCATACATAATCTAAAGTTGAAGTATATAACTCATTGAAATCATCATCTATATACTTAATCTCAACTTCAGCAGAGGGGTTTATTTCTTTATCCTTAAACCAGTTACACACCCATTCACAGTCTTCTAGCTCTTGCACAGTTAATGCTGTTATAAGCTCATCGTCAACAGTTCCGTGTAACATCTGCTCAACTAATATATGCTGTAATGTACCTACGTTAGCCCTATTATTCAAATCATTATCATCAATAGGATTGCTTTTAAAATGAATACACTTATCCCAAGCGTTAAACTTACTGCAACCGTATTGATGATGTGTATGCGGTAACTTCAAATAATCTTCAGGTAACATTATTTATCTCCCTTTACTTTAGCCATAAATCTATCAAAGCCATTAATAACATTCTTTCTGTTAATGTCGTTAAGGTCTTTCCAAGTTTGTCCTTCTTTAATAAATCCTATCTTTAACAAGAAAGAATTTACATCTTTCTCATTTACCATAATATCCATTTTCTGTTTATCATTAAAATCTAATACAGCTTCCACCTCAATCTCTTTTATATCATCTTTCTTTTTCTTTGTAGTACTCTTAGTAGCCTTAGGCTTTTTGGTTGGCTTAGGCTCGCTAAAAAGCGGTTCATTCTGCACGCTTTGTTTAGGTGCAGGAGTAAAGTCGCTAATTTCTTCAGGTGTATAGATACCACACACAATGTTAGGTGCTATTAGTCTCATAGCTTCACTTACCACTCTCGCTGTTAGCATCTGTCTAGGATAAGTCTTATAGTTATCTTTTAACTTACCACCGCTACCTAATGCAACGCCACTATCCTTTAACTCATCCATCGTAATCTTTAATTGAAACTCACCATTTTGAGGATGCACAAACTTGGCTTCAACTTCAGTAGCATCTCTCTTAATCCAAGTAATCTTACCACCCTGCTCTTGAAACTCTGCTATCATTGCTTCATATTTCTTTGATAATTTACCCTGCACAATGTGATACTGCCTTGCAATATCAAGAGGGTTCTTCTTCTCACACATACAAGCCATAGCAAGCACATAACCTTGTTCTTTTTTCTCACAACCAAACATACCGCTACTAACAAGCATATCGCCTACTTCTCTAATTGCTTCCATAGGATTGTCTATCTTATCGTAAAATGTTATTTCATTCATCTTAAATACTCCCTTTCAATAACTTCTTTAATTTCTTCTGCGTCTCTTATATCCCACGCATACCTATTGTTTAACTTAAACCAATAATCGTTTAATAATCCTTTTCTTAATGCTCTTCTAATCGTGTAATCTTTTATCTCAATCTCTTTACTTAATTCTTCTGTCGTTATTATCACATTCATTTCTCCTTTATAGTAACAATATAATACTTTAATGAAAAATTATCAGGCAACCTGCTACAACCTTCAGGTAACCTGCCACCAATTAACTGTGCTACAATTAACTTATCATCTAAACCTAATTTAATAGACACCCTATTAGCGTTAAATTCTGTGTTAAGTTGTTCATTGATAACAGCCATTGTATCTTGATGACCAACAACGCAGATAGCATTGCACACTTCTTCTTTAGCTTGTTCAATATTGATATTCTTTACATCTATAATGTAACTATCAATATCACTATCAATCATCTGCAAACTAAAAGCATTTCCTAAATATTTCATATCTCTCTCCTTTACATTAAAGACAAAACTAATAAATTAACTATGCTATAACTGTACAGTAGCGTACAGATAAAGTCAAGAATAAAAATATATTTTTTCTAAAAAACTTTCTACATAAATCATAACTGTATGTTATATATTTATTTATAATTGTTATTTTTTTTTGATACATAATAAAAAAAAGACCGCTAAGTGGACAGCTTAACGGTCAAAAAGAAAGGAGCTTTGAGATAATTAATATATACTATATTTACATTTATTAGTCAAGAGTTTTCTGTAAATATTTTCCGATTAAATTCATAATAGGGGTATATGGTTTATTTGATATAGGCTTATTGCTATCAGGATAATCCTTCTGTGGTGCTATACCTGTATTCTTATATAATACATCACATTTCTTTTTATAGATATAAGAATATATCATATTATCTTTAGCAAGAAATTCCATTGACTTAGGGGGTATCTTGTCTAATAGTAGGAAATTTAATACATAAGAATTTAGGTGTTGCCGTAAAGGCTTAATGAACCTTATTAAATAGCCGAATAAAGGTGCTGTAATATCCATAAGCTTAGAGAGTGTTCTTATATTTTTACATACAGGAACATCGATTCCATTTTTCACACAAAGCGTAGCCATAGCATTAGCAATAAATGCTTGAGGTTTAATCTTCACCCATATATCTTTAATATACCTACTTCGTCTCCAACTACTACTAACTTGATAACTAGCGTAAGTCCTGGCATTATCATCAGCTTTGTGTAAGGTATCAAGATATTTAGTGCATTTATTCAGCATTTCAGCATCACCTACTTTTTTACTTGCATAAGCTAATAAGGCTGTCATATAAGCACCATCTATAAATCCATTAGCTTCATACGGCGACATATTACTAAATGCACCATTATCAATATTAAATGAAGATATTACATCTTGTCTAATTAGCTCTACTGTATTCATAATTCAGCCCTCAACGCCTCACGTTCTGCAATTTTATTTATAATGGCTTGAGGTACGAATTTACCGTCAGCAATACGTTCATTAGTAATATCTTCAAATTGCCTAGCCATTAGTTGTGTTAATTCATAATCTGTTCTATCTAGTTTTTGTTGTGTAGTCAATACGATAGGTTTATGTTCAGGGATAGGTTCAGGTTCTAGAGGAGCTACATACTCAACAATAGCAACTTCATTATCTTTTATATAATCTAAGTATCCGTGATAGTCTTCATCCACTAATCTTGTACTTCCGTCATCTCTTGTTTGCCTTATTAAAAAGCTACCGTCCTCTTGCTCTAGTTTTTCATATAACATATTTATCTCCTATTGATATTGATACCTAATTATTACTATTCCTGAACCGCCATTACCACCACCGTCATTATTACCGCCACCACCACCACCGCCTGTATTAGCTGTACCGTCAGTAACTCCACTACCTCCGCTTGAACCGTGACCACCACATACAGAACCACCGCTTGCCCCTGTTCCTGTATGTGAGCCACCACCACCACCACCTGCATAATAAGTAGAAGTTCCTGTTATAGACGATGCTTTACCAACACCGCCAGCACCACCACCACTTGATGTAGCTGGACTTCCTGCGCCGCCAGCACCACCACCACCACCGCCTGACCAATTACCAGCAGCATATCCATAACCACCATCATTTCCGTCATAGCTTCCACTGGCAGAACCACCTGCACCAGTACCGCTATCAACAGCACCACCACCGCCACCAGAACCACCGTTATTTCCAGTCTCAACAGTATAAGCACCACCGCCACCACCGCCAAGACAAGTCTTACCAAATGCAGAAGAATTTCCACCATTACTCCCTCTATTTTCTGTTGAGCCAGCTTTAGCACCACCGCTACCAACTGTAATAGAATAATTTTGAGCTGTTACTGACTCTGTGTTTTCATAAAACTCACCTGCACCACCACCACCTGCGTGTTTATCACCACCACCGCCACCGCCTGCAACTCGCAAGCAAGTAACAGTAGCACCACTCGGAGCGGATGTTACAGAAAATGTACCACTACTTGTAAATTTATGAATTTTATAATCACCGTCAGTAGTTATAGTACCACCTGTTGCAACTATAAATCCACCACTTGGCTGATTTCCTATTGTTGACATAATATCAGACATTATTGTATCTCCCATATCATTCTAATATTACAATTCTCTGCATCACTATTTGTACCTGTATTAACTACTGTTACCTCATATCTATCACCTGTTGATATAGTATTATTAGCTGTATCAATAGTGCCTGTTACATCAGTCTCTGCAAGAGTTAAATCACTACTCAATGCCTCTGTACCCGCTATCTCAAAGTTTATCTGTGGCTGTGTTGCACCGCTATCATCAGTAACAACAAAAGCCTTAAATGAAGTTAGCTTTGCTTCACTTAAATCCCATATACCTTTATACTTCATTACAGTTAATAGTAAGTCATCACCTACCGAACGACTATCCATAAATGTATCAGGTATCATAAGGTCTCTTTGTATCTGTTTATGTTTAGTAGCAAGAGTTAATGCTGTACTTCCTGTAACATCACCTGTATGCGTTGAATTACTTACTTTTGCATTGTTAGTTGCTATATCACTTTCCATTGTATCCAAATCAACTGCTTGAGTAACGCTAATATATCCTACCTTTGTGCTATCTGTACTATTATAGCTCACCTTAGCTGTATTAGCTTGTACCGCACTATTGTTAGATACCTCTGTATCAAAATCAGATATCGTACTTGCTGTTTGTGTACCAGTATGATTTGTTCTATCTCTATCAGTTGAATGATAGTGAAGAGTTGTATCACCACCGTCGGTTAAATCTGTTGCGTCTGTATCGCTTATATTATTTGCTTCACCACTACTTGATATTGTAACGCTATCACTATCACTTGTTATGCTTGTACTACCACTTGCTTTTAGAGATTTAAATGGTAAATCAATACCGTTTTTAGGTAACGCAAGCCCTTCACCTGTACCGCTATTACTTGTAGTATTAGCTTCGCCTGAAGGAGTTGTATAATTACCTTCACCATCTAAGAATTTAGTTGCAACTTCTGACGTCGTAAGCTCAACACCATTAATGGTTTTGTTAGTCAAGGATTCTGTTCCTGTTAGAGTAACGTAAGAGCTTAAATCTTGGTCGCCTGTATTTATGCCTGACGTATTTCCTATCACGGTTTTCTCTGAGTCAGTTACATAATTCTTATCTGTATCTTCTGTTATATCGCCTGTGGTTAAAGTAACAACACCTGTCTCACCATTAACGCTGGTAACTCCACTTGCACTAACACTATCATCAACATATTTTTTTGTTGCAGGTTCATAATCAGCGTCAGGAGTAAATACTGTTGCATTGTCTAATTCAAGCACATTACTCTTATCAGCTTTATCCGTATCGAGGTTTCCTATCGCTGTTGTATTTAGTGTTATATTACCTGTATTAGTATTTATATTTGTGGTGTTATTAGATATAGCTGTTCTTTCGCTATCTGTTAAGAATAGATTTGTACTACCCTCAATAATATCATCGCTATCATTATTAGATACATCAAACGCACCACTAACTTGACCTGCTGTATAATCTCCGCTTTCAGGCACTACAATACCTGTCCTGCCATTAAAAGAAATTACACTTGATACACCACCAAGCTCCTCTTTCAAATCATCGCCAGGAGTGGTAGTTCCTGTATAATCTTTATCGGCTAATACAGCTCTATTCAAGGCTTCCTCGTGGTCTTGCACAATCAATGTAAGTTTATCTACTGCGTCCTCTATACTATCAGCGAAATAACCGCCTTGATTGTCAAAGTCTGTAAGCTGGTCAAGGTCAGTTTTCCTTAATATAGTAAGTAGTTCACCTGTGGCAAGTTCATCACCGCTCATAGGATAAGTTACATTACCGCCAGTTGTTTCACCTACACCACTAACTGTATAATCAGTATTCAATGTAAGTACTGTTGATGTTTGAGGGTCAACATTAGTATCGGTTAAGATAACAATTAAATCATCTGCTTCAAGTATTTCAAACTGATAAGCAAACTCTGTTGTGCTATCATTCCCTTGATACTGATTTCTATTTATCGTAATTCCTACTGTCATTATATATCTCCTATAAAAGTATTATTCCATTCGTTTTTTAGTAGCTTTATACTCGTCGTAAGCGTTAAGAGGATTAACTCCGTAAGCATAACCAAATGATTTCAATACAGCGTAAATAAAATCTGTTGAATCTTTCGGTTCAAGTAAGTTCATTCCCATTTTTACTGGCACACTCAATACAGGAGGGACACCTGCCTGCATACCATATTTAAACATTGAAGGCACATTCCTAACAATAGGAATAAACGCAAGTAAATCAAACATCGGAGTGGTAGCCCATTCGTGTAGTTCAGGCTCTCTATCGTCTGAATACATCAATGTAGCAAATCCAAGCTGTATTGCTCGTGGTAAAAATACTTCTACCATTAACGCCTTTGCAATATCTTTCTTAGTCATTGCACCTACATTATAAGCTGTTATTGCACTCATTATTCTATTACCGAATTTCATCTGAAAAGTCATAAATGAAGTGAATTGCCTAAACGCTTCTGCTGTCTGCCATTTACTCAAGTCAATAGGCAACGTACTCGGCTGTGATGTTCTAACAATACCGTCTGCATATTGCATTGCTTTCTTAACTTTTTCAGTCTCACTCATACTGTCATCCATACCTATATTTTCACCCAACGCCTGATTATAGCTTGCATACCATAAAGGTAGTACAGTTGCCATATCATTCATTCTTATCCAAGACCATCCAAATTCCTGCACTTCCATTAACCCTATCTTCTTACCGTTAAATGTAACTTGTCCAGGCAATGGATGTAATAAACGTTCTGCATCGCTTGCATTCATATCAAACAATCCACCACGAACCCTCATATAAGGGCTAATGTCAAATATGTTCTTAATTATAGAACCCTCTGTATTTCCGTATAAATTAGCTTTAGCACCGAGTTCTCTTACTGCGTCCATATAATAAGATTTACTATTATCACCACCTTGAGCCATTGCACTCAAACCGTTTATTGTGGATAACCTTTGCTTTAATCCGATAGCAAACTTAAATTGCAATATAGATGTACCTGCAAGAGAACGCCATTTATCTAGCGTACTTGCAAAACCTATATAATCCTCACCTAACTTATAGTTAGTTGATGACATAGTATTCAATGCGTGCTTAATAACACTTATAGCTTGATACCCTAACTTTTCTTCAACAGCTTCTTGAAATACCTTATCATTAACTAATCTATCCATATCAAAAAGATAACTACTATGTGTTATATCGTGTATGCTCTCATTGATAGAACGATATATAGTTGAGAAAGTTAATTGTAAAGGACGCTGTGATAATAACCTACCCTCATCGTCAACAAGCCTTGATTTCCTAGCACCTGTCTTAGCTTTATTATGAGGTTGCATTTTACGTTTTAATTTATTCTTTTTAAGAAATTCTTCAAATGAACCCTCTTCCTTTTCACTTGCACTTGCTTCGTAAAACAATCTATGATAACCACCCTTTAACCTAACAAGTTCACCCTCTGAAGATGTAAATTCAATCGGTAACGCTTCAACCTTTTTAAGATGCCTATTAGTCTGCTCAAATGTAATTCTATCAAGGTCATCAAAATCTCTACCCTCAACTTCCCATACCTTATCAATAGATTCTAAACTTTCCTTACTAAATAAACTCGCTATCTTTTGAATATTATCTATCGTTAATCCGTTACCCTCATTCATAAGAGCGTCTAAGTTCTGCTGTGAGCCAGAATTAAGCAATACAGATACAAGCCTATCAAATGTCCATAACTGTCCTTTATGTCTCATATAGTTAGTAACAGGTATTTCCTTTTCTAAGCCATATAATATTTTCCTATTCACAGTTCTACTTGCTATATTATCAGCCTTACTATCACTCTTTATATACTTAGCATTTAATTTAGCTTCATCTTTACCAAGAGGCTCAATAACGCTTGCTATATCCTCCATAGCAATACCTTGTCTTTCCTTAAACTCTACATCAGCCTGCTGTCCTCTATGTTCAAACTGTTGCATTAAACCCACGCCTTTTTTCTTTATGAACGCAAATCCGTCAATAGCTTGTGCAATAAACACAAATTGTTGTGCATCAGAAAATCTTGTTTTAAGCCAATTCTTTATTCTACCTTTAAGCTCATCAGCTTCACCAGGCTTTGTATATCTGTCAGGCAATACACTCATACCCTCTATTATTGCGTCTCTTGCTTCTTCTATTGTTTTAACCTTTGCGTCGTACTTAGCATATAACGCACCTCTACCGAGCTTCATTAACCCTTTAATTGTGTTATATATTTCTTCCTTATCAGCCATAGTCATTTCATCGAGGGATACCTCAAATGCCTGCATAGGTAAAGGGATAGGATTATATATTTCTCTTAATCTATTAACTGTCTCTACATTAGATTTATCTATATCAACATTACTACCTAATTGACTAAACGCTTCCGCTGGAGTTTTAGCATACATCTCTAACTTACTATCTACATTCAAGCCATAACCTTTTAACAAAGCTATAACACTATCTGCATAAGCAAGCTCAACTTTCTCTAATGATTTTTTCATATTCCTTGTTCTAAAGAATTTATCCATTTCCTCATTTTGATATTTTAATTTATATGCTTCCATAGCAAGAGCATTATTCAACATAGCTTGTTTTACTCTATCAATAGCACCTACGAGATTACCTTTTTGTATTTCTGCAACCGCCTTAGTCATACAAGACTTTTCTGCTGTTGTATATCTACTAACCGATATAGCATCTTTTAATCCTACATCATACATCAAATGATTTTTAGCACTTATCTTAACAGCCTTATAGAAATTCTTATCTATCTTAATATCGTTAGGCGTTATATTTAGTTTTTTTCCGCCAGCTTTTACAACATCATTATAATTAGCATTTTTATCTAACCCTAATGAGTATTTTACATCCATTTCATTATTAAGTAAATCGTCTCGCTCTCCAGTATATTGCGAGTTATGCTCTTCAATTAATAAGTTAGTTGCTGTATCTCGTAATTCTTTTCGTAAGCTACTTATGGTCTTGCTATCAAGATAATCCTCCTTAGTGTATGCTTCCATTATAGCTTCTAGTGGGTCAATACTTATATCACCGTCTATTTCAGCTTGTTTTAAACTTTTACCACCCAAGCTAGTTAATTTTGTATCTTCTATATCATAAATAGATATACCTTTAGATGAGTGGTATTTTTTACCAACAGTATCGTTTGGTTTATGCCACTTCCAATCTAGTCTGTTTTTACTATCACTTAACCTTGCTACTTCCTCTCTAATATCTAAATATAATGCTATGGGAGTCTTTTTAAGTTCATTATACTTATCATCAATTTCCTTTTTAGATGGTTTATATTCCTCTAAAAACGCATCTAATTTATCACTCTCTTTCATTATATTAGCAAGATGCACTAACTTCTGTATTTCTGTACCATTCTCTAATATGTCTTCGTGAGATTTATATATATCATAATCTTCACCTAATATATCTTTTGTTTTATTAAGCTCTAAATCTCTCTGCAATGCAATCAATGTTGAGTTAAGTGACTTTAATCTTTCGTTATTATGGTATGCTATATCTCCGCTATCTTTAGTATTTCTTTCTTCGAATACCTTCTGCATTCTAACCACTTTATCTGCAATAGCTTCGTCTTTAGATTTACTATTTACAAGCAAGTTACCGAGTTCTTCTTCGCTTGAAAATACATTACTATATTCACTCTTTTCAAATGCACTATTATAAAGAATTTCAGTTACAGGTAAACCGTCCTCTTTAACTAAGTCCTTAAACTTATAAGCAACTTTAGGTAGTTCATCACCGACAATCTCATATAAATCAGCTTCATTGATACCACCTTCAGCAGTTATCTTATCAATAGATTTATAAAACTTATCTTTATCAATTATTTCCTTAGCAAGTTTTTCAAATTTAGGCTGTATCTTATCGCTTCGCAATTTATTATATTCTGACATATATTTACTAAATAGCATTTCACTTGCTTTACTTAAAGATACATTACCCTCTTTATCAGCAACCATTTTACTAAAACCATTCTGTAAGTAATTGTCTATAAAAGATTGCTCTGCATAATAATCTGCAATAGCATTTATTTCTTCTTCACTTGCTATCATTTTATCAAATACATTAGATACTTCAGCACTAGGATTTACACCACTTTTCCTTAATACCCTGAATATACCTTTACTAAATTTACTAAACTCACCGAAAGCATTTATTAACCTTGATGACGGAGCATTACCCTCTTGTAAATAACTCTCCCAAGCCTTAGCAAGTCGCTCTACATTTTCAGTCTTAGTTAAATCACCTGCAAATGCTTCCATACTATCAAGCATTGAATTTACTTTAGTTGATGTATTTTCAGCTTTTAACATATCATCTAAAAACAAATGAAACATCTCGTGAGTAACAGTTGAAAAGTCTGCCTTTTCAGTTAAGGATATAACTTTACCTAAGCTATCTGTATAGCTCGCACCCTTAACACCTGCCTTATTAGTACCTAACTTCTCATTAAGTTTATCCGATGTAATATATTCCACCCTCAAAGGGTTTTGTTTTATATACTCCTCAACAGATAAACCAGCACTATTATTCTTAGCCATAGATAAATATAATTGTGTAATTGCGTCCGCCTCTTTAGCATTATATTTACCTTGCTTATTCTTATTACTTTTAAGCAATTTATCTCTTAAAGGCTTAACTAAATCTAATTCCTGCTTAGCAAATGTAAGCCTACCTAAATCTTTTTGTAGCTTCTTAAATGATTTCTCTATATCTTTCTGGATATTTTTATCCATAGTATCAATTTCACTTTGAGTTAATCCGTCTTGAGTGAACGATATATCCTGCATTGCACTTAAACCAAATTCAGTTCCGTTAGTTACTTCAGCCCATTTCTTTACATCAAACTCTAACTTAGTTCCTGCCTTTAAGCTGTTATTCCATTCGTCTTCACTTATATCCATAGCTTTCTTAAAAGCATCAACATCTGCTTGTTTTTTTATTTTCTCATCATCAGTTAAACCACTCTCATCTTCCGATTGAAAGAAATGCTTTTTTATATCTTCCGCAGTTATATTAGCACTATCAATCCCTTGCTTTTTAGCTTGCTCATCAAAAAATTCAGTTGTGCCTTTTTTGTATTTGCTTCTAGCAATAGAGTTCATCGCCTTATTAAAGAAGTCTGCAAGCTCACCGTGTCTCTTTGCTATCCTATGATAACCAACCAATTTACCTGCCATAGCAAAAGGAAACAATACACCCATTACCTTAGCTTCATCTATACCTTGACCAACACTATCAACCACATTATTAAACGCTTTATCTAGTGTAGTTTTCTCAGCCAACACCTTTATGCTTTCCTCAACCATTGCTGTCTTTACATTCTGCAATGCTTCAGGTAGCATTTCGTGAGTAGCAAAATCAAACATAGAACCCATAGATTTAATCAGTTTTTTCTCGCTATATTTAGCTAATTGACTTTCAGAACCTAATATCTCTCCGAAATGCTTTAGCTTTATATTTTCTAAATATGCTTCACCTGCACCACTTAAAATACCGCCAACTAAAGAGCCTATCTTCCCAACACCTTCTTCTCGCAAGTTTCCATAAGTATCACCACCAACACTCGCACCCATTATCGGCATTGCAGTTCCTGTAAGTCCAGCAACTATCCAAGGCACTAACGCACCTGATTGCTCCCAGATACCCTGATTATCCAAAGGTAACATCTCATCTTGATTAAAACTTGAAAAATCAGTATTAGTTCCAGTAGCAACTTCCAATAAACCTGCACCAGCTTTACCCAATCCCTTTAATGTTGATATTGTTGCAGACTCTACATTATATAAAAACTTATCTGTAAAACTACCTGTATCAGCTTGAAACTTCTCTATCTCTTTATAATGGTCAATATCATCGAAATAGGCTTTAGGGTGCAATGTATCTCTAAGGAAAAACTTAACAACTTCAGGGTGAGAAAAATCACCTCGCTTTTTATCGAAGTGAATTAAATCTTTTATTATCTCTTGATTTCTAGTTACTTCACTCCACTCGTCAGGAGCAACGCCAACAGCTTCTTTATTAGCAATACTTCTCTTTGTAGCGTCAACAATAGACCTTGCTCTATCAGGTGATACCCCTTCAGTTATTTGTAAGGCATAATTTAAATTACCGCCCATAGCTTTAACAGCTACATCAACAGCACCACGAGCCTGTATCTTAGCCTTTAATCTTTCTCTACCCTCTTTATCTAAACTACCGTAATATGTCCTATTACCTTTGCTGTCAAACATTGCAGAAGTTTCGTCTCTAATCGACTGTACTTTCCTTGTATTTGCATCTTGCTCAAAAAAGCCTTTAGGATAAGGATTAGCACTCATTAATATGAACTCCCTTCATCGGGTAAATGACCAATATCTTCAAGTAAATCATTATAATCGCTACCGAAATAATTTGTACTTGTAACATTAAAAGTATCCTCAACAGGCATAGCGTTTATCTTGTTATATCTTTCAAGTGCTTCTCTTTCCTTGTCAGCCTGCTTTTGTTTTTCATCTAATATATTAGCAAGTGAATTATTTACAAATGTCTTACCGTCCATTCCGATAAATTTATTACCTTTATTACCAATACGCCAAACACCTTGACCCTCGATATATTTATCTCCCCTTTGAACGTTATCAGGTACACCGTCGAATAATCCAATCTTAGGCAATAATGTATATTTATGTATAAGTCCATTCTGCCTTGCATAGTCAAGAGCAATATTACTTGCTATCTCTTTCATTACTTTAGGATTTCTCTTATCTTGATTACTTAACCCCTCAACAGCATCTTCAAACCTACGCTTAATAGCAACAAAATCATCAGTATTCTTTGTCTTTGCTTCACTATCCTGTCCATATCCAGCACCAATAGTGGCTTCAAGCAATATCTTAGTAGCTTCTGTATCTGTTGTATATTGACCATTAAGTATCTCAATAGTCATCTTATCGAATTTCTTAGCTGTTTCTTCAGATATTAAGTTAATTCCATAACTACCACTTTTACGCATTTCGTTCCATTGTTCAGCTTTCTCATACTTAGTACCGTCATCAGCAAATGCCTTATACCACTTAGCAACTGTATCAGAGTCATCCTGTACCTTTAATCCGTCCTGAACGGTCTTTTGATACTTCTCAAGCTCCTTTACCTTACTAGTAGGAAGTTCAGCTTTTACACTCAAAGGAATAGGCTGGTATGGGTATTCTTCAATAACTTTCTTTGTACTCTCAACCATTTTACCGAGCCTTAAATCATCAGCCTTTTTCTGTTCTGATATTATATCTTTCCTTATAGATACAGCCTTATTTATAGCTTTATCAGAATAACCTTTTTTAGTTAGTTCTGCCCTTAAATCATTAGGTGCTAAATCCCTGTATTCTTTATCAAATACAATAGCATTAGCATTCTGCTCAACCACCGCAGGCTCTAATGCTTTCTCCCATTTAGCAATAACATCAGGGTCTATTTCATCCTTATACTTCTCTATATATTCATTAGCAAGTTTAGGGTTATCATTGGCAATAAACCTTAACGCTTCTGAATGATAGTTATTCATAGCAACTACCATTTTATGTGTCTGCACTTCCTCGCTATCATAATCATTTATTACAGTACCTGCTATATTCTCCTTAGCCTGTTCCGCAAGCACAAATGGGTCTTTACCGTCTTGATACATTAACTGTGCATTTTTATTTATATTATACAATGTAGCAAGATTTGTCTCATTCTTATATTTAACCTCTTGCCTAAATATATGTTTGTCAACAATACCCTTAGAGTGCATATCAATTCTATCTGCACGAACGTTAAACATTTCAGATTGAGCATTACTCTGTAAACTTTTATTTATCCTATCTCTCGCTTCTGCAAGCTGTTTATTAACCGTCTCCATTGCACCGAAAGCATCTTTTCCTTGTAGCTTCTGTGCATTAGATATTATCTCTCTGGCAACTGTATTGTATTGATTATCTGCGTCAGTTAAGATTGCTCTATTTATTCTATCTAATCTTCTTGCACTAACTTGCTCAAGAGTCTGACCAAACTGTTGCAAATCTCTACCTTGCTGTCCACCGAAATCACCGCTATTAGCTCTTGCATTAGAGCCAATAACACTTGAATTACTTATCTTTTCTCTAACAACCCCAACATCTGCTTTAGGTATAATAGGCATTATCTCATTCCTTTATATATTTCAGCCTTTGGTTTCTTATATGAATATGCACTACCAATCTCCGAGCTTTTAGTAGTTTTCTTATTACCGAAGTATCTGCCGTCCAATTGACTAACACCATTCAATAAACTGCCAACAACAGGTAATACAGGCGAGCGTTTTCTTGCTTTATATTGACTAGCTTGAAACCTTGCGTCTCTCGCTCTTACATCATCGTTATAAGCCCTAACTCTATAATCATACGCTTCAACCTCACTATTATAATTCATTGTAATAGCATCTAGTTCTGTCTGCTCTGCTATATCCATATCTACATCTAACACACTACCACTATCAACAACAACGCCACTTGCACCGTAATTAGCTCTCTGTGTGCCTCTTAATTGCTCTCTACGCTGTCTAAACTTCTTAACGTCATCCTTACCCCTCTGTATTGCTAAGTCTGCTCTCTGTCTATTCATATTAGCATTATATTCATTAGCAATAGCATTGTTTTCAGCTACCTGTGCATTATATTCATTAGCTTGATTTTCAGCATTTATTTGATTGTAGATACCGAAAGCATTTAACGCCATCCCTGCACCGAAAGCACCTGCACTTAATTTTGTACTCATTTTATATACCTCCGCTATATACAGCAATAGCCTTATTTACTTCTCTAAATCCGAGAAATCTCAACAATCTATGTTCTTCTTTCCACCCCTTATATATAGGGGCATATAAATCACCATACTTATCATACATTGATTTTATGATTTTTTTAGCTTTACGCAATAAAACTATTCCGTCTCTCTTAGATATATTATCTTTTATCAAGCACCACGCACAAGGGTAACCTGTATTATCTGTATTAACTCCGAAAACACAAATCGCAACGTCATCTCTATATAATATATCAGAATTATCCTGCATAACACTATTAACCACACTATTAAAATAATTATCATCACCTATTGTATTCTTATATATATTAACATCCTCAACTCTTGAATGTGCCACTAGCTCTTTAATTTTAACTAAACTAGGCTTTCCTATTCTATACATCACCAACCTCTAAATCTGCAATAATTGATAACACTTCAATAGGCAATGGGTCATTGTTCTTTATCATAACTACTGCTTCACCATTAACACCTGCTTGCAATGGTATATCTTTATCACCACTAAACAACCTTGTAGGTTCGCCTGCTTCCTCATCTGTTCTAAATGGCTGTTCCTCTAAGCTATCCTCGTCAGCACCTATATTAAGCTCTCTTGTATCTTTAAGTTTAATTGTTACATTATTTACATTACGCTCTCTATTATGTATTGTATTAGCACCTTCAATCTGCAGGTCATAATCAAGAGTCTCTAACGTGCAGGAATAAGGCAATCCGATATGTACTAAACTTGCTTCAAATGGCAATGTAATACTTCCACCACTTACAGTTAAACCATTAACTACATTACCGTCCGCAAGCACACTTACTTCTTCACCCTCAAGATGTCCTAAACCACTAATCTCATCTGCAGGTTCACCGCTATAAGTTAAACCACAATCTACAAAATAAGCACTTTCAGGTGATACATCATTATCTATAAACCTTAAACTTAATCGCTCTATATACCTACGCTCAACTCCACCTATTTGTCTCTTAACAACAAAGTATGCTTCATCACCAACACCTGTCTGCGACGCTCCACCTGTCATAGTATTAAACGCTGTAACAGGGTCAGTCCAAGTTGAAGTTATATCTGTGCTATCACTCTCTTTAGAGTAAAAAGTTATTTCAATAGCAACTGTACTATCAAGTCCTGTAATAACAATATCACCATCACCAAGCACTCTAAAGCTAGGGCTTTCTGCACTCCAGCTACCTGTAAGCAATGTTCTATATCTTGCATAGGTATATACACTTTGGTCAGTAACTGTAATAGGTATAGTAACGCTATCACTACCCTCAACTAATGTACCGACAGTAGGTTCATCAGGCACACTAGGGTCATAACCACCTGTCCAACCCAAACCACCAACTACATCTTTTCTTACGTTATCTGTGAAATCTGCTTGGTCGCTTAAATTGTCGTCGTTCCAATTACCGCCGGCACTTTTAACTATCTCATCTGCTGTCGGTGCAACATAACTTGTCCATGCACCCATTGACGGATGTTCTGTTTTCTGCGTCAAATATAAAGGATTTGTGCTCTGAGTAATATTATTATATTTGCAAGGACTTGTGTCTTGCAATGCAAAATCCGCTAACTCATCTAAGTTTCCACTTGTATTAACAAATAGCGGATTTGATAAAATTGAATTATTAAACATCTCGTCAGATAAAGAACCGTATTCATCAGAAGGAGAATTGTTAAAACTTAACTTACCAGCATAGCTAGTTTGATATACACAAGAATTTTTAAATAAAATAAGCTTAGTAAATGTGTTTGATGTGGTCGCATTAAGCAAAGACGGAGCATATAGAATACTGTTAATTATATTGATTTCTGTCGATTCTGTAGCAGCACTAATATCAAAACAATAATCTGCACTTACATTTGTACAGGAATCAATATTAATCCCTTCTGCACCCACCATTCCTACTAAACTACCACCGACCAAAACACAATCCTTTATTGTTGTGTTCCTACAATAAGAAAGAACAATACACGACTCATTGCTGTTTGCTGTTAATATTGAATTAACAATAATACAACCACCTATTGAATAAAAATCTATTGCAGAGCCTGATGTTGACTTAAGAAAACAATTGAATATTCGTGGTGAACTTAATCCGTTGGTACTAACAGTCATTGGATAATAACTGGCAGAAAACCCCATATAACTAAAAGTATATAATAGATAATGGTTTGTATCGACAGTGTTAAAACCGCCAATTGACGGACAAGTTTCATCAATATACGAACCGTACATACCTTTATAATTAATGTAGTAGCCGGCGTGGTCAATAGTTGGTGCTCTTGAAGTTTCGTTAAAAAACGTAGATTGGCTTGCATCAGAATAATATATATCAACATTAATAACCTGTGTTAGCGTTGTCGGTAAATCGGAGTCAACTCCGAACGCTGAATTGAACAATGCAAAAGTTGTATAATCGCAAGCTGTACCGTCTGCTAAATATCCAATGGTCTTCGTAACGCTCATTCTGTTACCTCGTCAATAATATTCTCAGCCCATTCTTCTTCAGGAATTAAAACAATAGCACCGTTTTCAAATCTACAATGCCCCTGTTTAAACGCGTCAATCATATCACCGTCGATTGACTGTATTTCACAATTAGAATTATCAGGTAGTTTCTTACCCTCAACACCCATTTCTTCAACTACTTCAGCCATTGAATTAGTGAGTTTATTAATCAAAATATTCATTTGTTTAGCTTCCTTAAATGATTAGCGAAGTCTTTAGCACTCGCACGTCGCTGAATTAAATTTGTTTCCACAGGGCAATCTTGATTAGAATACCAGTAAACAATAGGATAACAATCCGCATCTACATAATAACAAATATCGTGTCCGCCTGCCCTCTCTTCTACAAAACAAGCGTGGCACATATCACCGTCTCTTATCGGAGCGTCGCAATACTTACAGCGTAACGCCATAGCTAAAATCCGTGTCTAAGTGCGAATAATACCGCACCTGCAATAAATATAACGGCACTTACTAAAACACCGCTCTTGATATTATTCTTGTGCCTTAATTTCTCTAATTCAATCTGTGCTTCAATATCCTTGCGTTCTTCTCTTTGTTTTTCGTGCCATTCTTGATGGGCTTGAAATTGCTGTTTGAGTACCCCCCAATCCGCACAAGGTTGCTTAGGCATCTTAGCGTCAAGCAACACAAATTTGTTAGATAAATCTTTCAAGTCTCTACATATCTCTGCCATCTGTCCACCTAGTTGTTTATGCAGGTCACCTACTAGGTCACCAAGAACTTCTGAAACGTGCTGACTTGCTGACTTTACATTGTTACTCATTAAATTAATTCCTTATTAGTCTGAACTACCTGATATAACGGCAACACTTTCAAACAGTCCTTCTGTTTCGTGTTTGTGCCACCCTAATACTTTTTGGTCTTTATCGTAGGTCATTCCAAGCAAGCTACCGTCATCGCATACTATCCATATAGTTGCATAAGGGTCTCTATGGAAAGCCCATTCTTTAAATTTCTTATCCTCAAATAAATGACTTGCATATATACTAAGGTTTTCACCTGTATAACCGTCTATTGCATAACTATATCCATAATCCCTGATAGCTTGACCACCTCTTGAAACAAACAATAAGCTACTACCAATAACAATAGGTATAACAGCTTCACTACCTCTATTACCTTGAGGCTCAACACTTACACTCGTAGCTGTTATTGCACCGCCATTACTACCTGCTGTCATTTCCCATTCTGCACCTATTGAGCCTATAATCATACTCCTTATAGAACTCAACCATTGTATTGCATTAACTTGATTACTGTCTATTGTAAATTCATAACTATCATCATCTTGCAATGGACTTGATGTATTAAAGTTATAATAATTACCTGTCTGTGAGCCATATATAGTTTGTGGATGTTCATCTGTTCTTGCAAATATCAATCTCTGTTGATATATAAATACACTTCCAGGATAATCTGCACCTCCACTATACGTTCCTGTAAACAATTCTATATCTTCAAAAGCGTAAAAAATAGCACCTGATGAATGTTCGGTAGGTGTTATTCTATACTTACTATAAGGTGTCTGATTGTAAAAGTCAAAACTTCTTTTCTCTAATGCACTCCAAGCAGATTGCCCTGATACCGTATCGAGTGTTGTCCAAGTACCGTCTTTGTATCCCTCAAATGTCCAGCCCAAAGGACAACTTGAAGTATAGCTTGTAGGAGCTGTAATTGAATAACCACTAACTTGCGTAGGGGCAGAAGGTGTAATTGTAATTGTATCTGTTAAATCATTAGTCATATAAGCATTGCCACTTGTTGTATGGTCAAAAGCTAAATCTAATGTATGATTGCCGTCATAATAATTAGTAGCTTCTGCTGTCCAACCTGCACTACTACATTTATCACCACTTACATATGCTAAGATAGGCACAATATTACTTGATAAACTATCTAATACAGGAACTGTACTAAATATACTATTATTGATAGGAGGTGTTTTACTCATATCAGGCTCAATAGTATCATCCTTAAATGAAGCACCACCTGCACCACCTATCCAGCCATAAACGCCATTCATTGACAAATATACATTATAACTATCTGCGTCAGTTACTGCTGTCCAGCTAAGTGTGCTTGTCCTGCTTGCACTTGTAACATCACCTGCTAAACTTTCTTCACCACCTACAATAGATGTTACTTTATAAGCATACGCAGAACCGCTATCATCACTACTTAAACCAGTAGGTTTAGTAGCACTACTACCAAATGATATTGCTGTTAATATCCAATTAGTATTACTAAATCTTTTTAACTCATAAGGCGGATATTTAGGATGTACTAAATACATTATATCTGCACTCTGACAATATTGTAGTCGCTCTAAATCCTCACAAGCATAAGGACTTGTTATTTCAACAGGATTACCGCTACTATCAACTACCTGTCCACCACCACTAATAAACCTTACATACTCCTCTCCGAACTCTAATACATAAGATTGCTCAACATTAAATTGAAATGGTATTAATCTAACTTCACCGCTATCCTTAGTCTCACATACAAATTCAGTACCAGGTCTATTCTTAGCACTTCCCTGTAACGATGGTATAAAGTTAGTCATCTGCTTAACTGAACTACTATAACGCTCTATATCAGTTCTACCGTAAAGTACCTCCGATAACTCACCACCGTTAAAACTCGTTTGCTGTACTACCGCTTTTACCATAAATTAAAACCTTAGTATCTTGAGTCGTAAATCTCATTAGTAATAACAGGCTCTTTATAGCTTTCATTACTATCAGAACTCTTAGCCTTATTTATCATACCGAGATAACTATTCTTCATTTCTTGTTGTAACTTTGTATCACCCTTTAGAGGCACAGCAATTAAACTAGCTAACTTATAACTTAAAGCCTCAACAAATAAACTATCAAACAAATTCTCATTATCTACATCAGCAACATATATCAATACTGCGTCTTCTTGATTACTTACTATATATTTTCTCGTCTTGTTAGAATTTGTCTGCACCCTATACTCTATATGCTCATCTGCTCCGCTATATATCTTAGTGGCATAAAGAGCGTCATTAGGATATTGATATACATAATTCCACCCAGTAACAGTATCAGTAGTCAACGCTAAGTCAACCTGCTTAGTGGCGAAACTCCACCTATGGTCTCTCAATGTAGCTTGTCTCGCAACATCATATAATGTATTACATAAAGTTGCAGGTTTAATACTCTCGTTAAGTGAATTGATATTTCTTTCACCTAAATAAGATAAAGCATAATTACATATACCTACCGATGTCGCCATTATTTACCTCCGAAACCTTTAGGCTTACCAAGCAACCAGCCACTACCTGCTAAAACCGTTCCTTTATGCACTACGCCACGTTTATCTCTAACCCATACACTTACTATGGTAGGTCGTCTAATCTCCACCACAACGCCGTTAGGCACATATACGGGCTTACTAAAACAACCACTACAACTTAGGGCGACTAAAAAACTCAGCACTAGCACCTTTAGTGATATCTTTAGCTTCAATGCTTTCATCTCTCGACTCCCAGATAACTGAAAATATACCCTTAATTAAAGGATATAATAATTCTAAAATTAAACTCATTTTCCTGACTTTACATCACTTCTACCCTTAATGTACCCAAGAGTTACTAAAGTCTTCTGCACTACCCCTGCAACAGCTATAACAGCACCACCGATAATTGCTACCTTAGTATCAGTACCGAAAGCACTAACTATTGTAGCACCTGTACTAAGTATAATACCGAGTACCATAGCAACGACGCCCCATATACCTGCACTCTTTGCGTGTGCGTGTTCACTTGTCTCAATTCCACTCTTAATCTTATCTGCCATTTCATTATCTCCTTTAAATAAATTGAGGAAAGGTGATTGCGACAACACAACCACCAAACCTCGTTAATACTATTCAAATGGTAGCTTTTCTACCACATCTGCTTTCTTCTTTATCTCTTTAGATTTTCTACTCATTTTCTTTTTGTTAGTTTCTTTTTTACCAACTTCTTCTATATCAGAAACTTCCATTTTCCTAAAATGAGCGTTAAGAGATTTCTTAACCTTTTCGTCAGGATTATCACATTCGAAAACATCATCTTTTCTATAATATCTATCTCCGAAGTAACAATCTCTAATACAGATATATTCCATAATATACCCTTTCTTACTTATCTAAAACAAGACCTGCGGTTATTTTACCTGCTGTTGCATTAGAACCAGCAACTGTATAAGTTAAGCGAAGATAACGGTCAGCGTCCTCTGGCAAGCAACCTAAGTTAATATCTTTACCTGCTACCAAATCAGCAACTGCAATAGCACTACTTGACGCAAGGGTAGTTGAGCTTGACATATCCTCTGATGCACTTGTTGTTAGAGTTACTGTTAAACTTGTCAAGGTAGCAAAGTCTTCCGTTACTTGACACATAACTCTAAGGTCAGGGCTAACTGCTGTACCACCATTAACTAAATCGATAACGTTTGTGCTATTTGCTGTTGCTGTAATAGCTTGGTCATCACTAAATAAATTCTGTAAATCCATAATCATTTTATTATTCCTTTCGATAAATTAAATTAAGATAAAGACGCTTCTGTATCAACAATAGCATCAACTTGTTTAACAGGTATTCCTCTGAATTTAAGAACCTCTTTACCGTGTTCATCTTTACCATAACCAATGTTCATATTAGAGCTATTGTAAGTTTGTAGGTCAAGATATGTAAAGATAGTTTTGTTTACATAAAATTCAGTTTTACCACTAATATTCTTTTGAGGGATATGGACAGCCTTAATCATAAGCTCAATAATATTAGCACCTGCACTTGCGTCAGCTTTCAATTCAGATACATCTATATTACCAATCCTAACAACATTCCTACCGTCCTTAACAGTTAAACCACATTCCCATTCGTAGTAGTTTTGATAACCAAGATATTTGCCACCGTTAGAGTCTTCAATAACCTGTTTACCTAAATCTGTTGTTTGAACACCAGCCTTAGAACCTTTAGGGAATATACCATAAGCACCTTCTCCGCCCCAGTTAATTAGCCAGATAGAAGTATTATCACTTCCACTTCCGCCACCACTAAGAACGTTATCACCGATAGCGTTATAACGAGGAGCAAATCCTGTTATTTGTTCAGGGTCTGTTGCTTGATTACCGTAAATCAAAGCTGTTGCAAAATTATTAGATAGCGCACGAAGCTTAAATCTATCTTGTTCAAATCTAAAAGCATTAGTATTGCCGTTAAGCCCAGCAACTTTAATATCAACTTCACCGAAAGTTCCAAGCATACCACAAGTATCAGTTACCTGTTCTGTTGTTAGTTTACTTGCTTGATAACCTTCATTAAGTTTACGCCATCCTGTTGTAGGATAACCTGTTACTACTGTTGTCTTTTCACCAGTAGGTAGGTTTCCTTCTTTCCATAGCATACTATCTACAATATCATTAGTTTTTGATAGTATATCAACCACAATATCAACATCACCATTAGGGGCAAGCATTCTTGCGTGGTCTGCCAAAGTTAAATAATTAGTTCCAACTGTTGCCATTTTTTAATCTCCTATAAAAATAAAATTACGATTTGCTTGTAGGATGATTATATAACTTATCAAGCGGTGATAATTCCTGTGCCTTAGCACTCTCACCACCAACTAAGCTATCCTCACCAAGCTGTTTATCAATTCGTGCAAACATCTTCACAATAGAAGGATTATTTGCATAACCAGTTTCCTTTAAAATCTCGATAACATCATTGTCAGCAAATTTACGAAGTGTCCTATTCGCGCGCTCAATAGTTTCACTCATATTTCTACCACCAAATTCTTCATCTTGTTTTAATTCATTTATCCATTTCTCTTTCTGTTGTATCTTATCTTGCTCATACAACTTCATCTGCTCATCTTTAAGTGCCAACTGTTTATCAAGTAGCTTTTGAGCTTGTTCTTGAGTTAAATCTAATTCCTTTGCGTGTTCCATAAAGGTATCAATTTCACCCTCTTGAGCTTCAAATCCATCAGGTAAAGTAAAGTCTTCATACTTTTCAGGGGCATAAGGATTACCTTCAGCGTCCTTTATATCCTCGTCCTTTACTGCATCACCTAAAACAACTTCATCTTTCTTTTCAACAACCTCACTACCTAAAACAACTTCATCCTTATTACCATTATCAACGGTAACTTCGTCTGATTTCTCATTTCCAGCAACATCATTAACGGTGTCATCCGCTGTTGTGCTATCAATTACATCAGCACTCATTCTTTACCCTCCAAAATTTCAGTCCATATATTTAAAAAAACCTCTGGGTTTGCTTTCTTACAATCCCTTACATATTTTAATCCAACAGAACGCCGACCCTCATTATAATAAGTCTGGCTATTCCCTGTAAATGTCTCATCGAATACCTTTGTATCTTTAAAAAACTTACTGAAAAACCTATATCCCTGCTCACTATCAAGCAACCATTTAAGGTCTTTCTTATAATTGTCTTCCTCTATATCTATAAGTAACTTTTTATCATCTATATCCATTACATCACCGATAACAATTCTTCAAGTGCATTATTCCCGCCCACGTCTGTATCACTCATAGTCTTAGCTGTATCAGCTGTTTGTGCCATTTGTGCTTGCTGTTGTTGTGCCTGCATAGCTTGTTGTCTTTCCATTCTAATCTTTTCAACTTCACTATCACTTCTAATCAATATAGGCTCAATTCCATATTTCTCTGCATATATCTCTATTAGCTCATCGCTATTTAATCTATCTAATACATCAGGGAAAGCACCTGCAAGTTCACCTGCAAACCTCGCTACCTGCTCCATACTCTGTGTCTCTACCGCCTGTTGTGCCTGTGCTAAACTTGACACATATTGTATTTCAATACTATTCTCTCTCAACACTTCAGGTGTTTTAGGCAATAACCCCATACGTTCACAAATAGCAAATGTACGCTCAATAGCAACCTCTAATACCTCGCTCTGCATACGATTAACCGCAGGGCTAAGTAAAGCCAGCTTTTCTTCACGTCTGCTTTCAACTTCAGTAGCTGTCATCCTCTTAGTTGTATCAAGCACACTCATAAATAAATCATTATACAAGGTCTTCTTAATACGCTCCTCAACCTTATATATATCTTCTGCCATAGGTTGTGTTGATATATTAGTCTCATATACAGGTCTAACACCTTGACTGCCCGGCTCTGTACTATCAACGTAAGTAACCGCACCACTACGCTGGTCAATAACTCTGTCTTTCATAGATGGTGGAGCGTTAAGTGGTGGGTCAGCCATTTTACTCAATATCTTTAATTTAATAGTTTCTTCTTTTTGTAACTGCATTGCGTCGCCTAAAGCATCCATACAAGGGCTTTCACCATATACATCACCACTTACTGTATTCCACCTGCTTGCCATAAACGGCTTTTCCTGATACCCTTTAACTCGCAAGAATTTACTCTCGTCATTACCCTCTTCAAAGGTAACACTCTCATAGGCGTATCTATCACTTACAACTGCGTCCTTGCCACCCCTACGAGGTTGAATACAAGATATCACCATAACTAATACATCAAATTGCTCATTATCATATAGCTTCTTAGTTACAGATGTTACATTCTCAATACCATACTCATCAACTAACGAACCAACACTCATTGAATATCTACGATATAATGTATCAGGTATTAACTTAGAGTTTGTACCTAAATAATACTCACCTATCGTAAACGGACGACATCTTATTATTGTATCAAAATCCTCCTCGATAAGCATACAGGATGTACCGAATGTACTCAACTCATCATAATTACTATGTATAGTTCCGTAAAAATTACTTATCGCAAAAGCCTTTAATATCACCTCTCTTACATCATAAAGATATTGTGATACATCTGGACTATCCATTAAATCATCGTCTTTTACAGCCAATCTAAACCACTTAGCTGTTGGAGATGTGAGATTACCTAACAAACCACTAGATAGATTTCTACGAGCAACAATAGGTGTGCCATTAACTATCTTACCGTCTTTACGATAACCCTTATTATCATCATCTGCACCGCTAGCAACTAAATATCTACCTAATCTCGGAGCAAAATAAGTTCTCAACTGCTCCCAATGTGCAAGCCAGCCGTCATTCGCAACAGCTTTCAACGAAGAAAACCTCTTACGATACGGTAAAGTTACTGAATTATCGGCTACATTATTTTTCATTTACTTCCCTAACAATTTCTTTTTAGCTGTATTAGCACTTCCAGTAACGCCTAAGCCACCTGTTAGTATTGTTGAATTTCTACCCTGCCTCGCCATTGCTCTACGCTTAGCATCATCACGAGCATTATAACTAGCTTGCTTCTTTTCTTCTTGTGTAGGGGCTTGAGGTAGTTCTGGCTGTGCTGGCATTTCAGGCTTCTTAGGCTTCTTTTCACCACCACCAAATAATCCACCAACTAATCCGCCTAATAATGTCCCTATTGATACTGGGTCGCTCATCTTATGTCTCCATTATAGAATATATACTATACTACAACGGAAACATTATTACAATTTTTGTCAGTTGTCAAGAGATAAATATAAAAAACTGACAAATTTTGTCAATTGATAATAGATAAACCTAAAACTTAATAAAAAATAACCTGCATATATTCATCATTTGATATGTAATGTGAGAGGCTTTTGATGAGTAGTTTATATGCAGGTTACAATAATCAATATGATAATGGGTTTGTATCTACCAATGATTTATTTGAGTATCCATATATCTCTTTCAGCCATTCATCTTCATTGTTATCACATACAATATCTTCTGCAAATGTAAGGATAGCGGAGTCTGCCATATCTGTTGACCTACCGAGAATAACTTTCATATCGTCTTTAGATACCATTAATACCTTATCACCTTTAAATACATATTCTTGAGCGATAAGTTCTTCAATCAATTCCTTGTTACTAGGCAATTTACCACCTTTCATAAGCCAATCTTTCAACTGACCCCACATAAATGATTTCTTATTGTAGTATTGCTTATTAGATGATTTACCACCAAAGGCAACTTCTATCGGAGACCTACCTATCTGCCTCAATCTATCAATTACACCTGCACCCATACCAACGTCAATAAACACCGCCTTAGCCCTATATTCAGCTTCTTTCTGTGCTGTTATACTTGCAAGAGTCATTAAGTCAATATCCTTCCATTTACGCACAATCTCTAAGTTTAGACCTTGTCTTTTAGCCATACAAGAGCTATCATTGCCATAACGAGCAACGTCAAGACCTAAAACAACAGGAGCGTAATTATAATCCTCATAGCTTATGTGTCTTGATACAGAATTATGTATTAACTCCGTAGGTATAAATTGATTACTTGATTGAGAAGGAAACTCACCTTTAACACGAACCTTAAAGAAGTCGCTATCCTCACCGTATTCTTCAGCCCACTTATTAGTTATTTCAACATTAATAGCACCCTCAACATCTCTACTATCTAAATTTCTCGTCCAATTATTAGGGTTACGAAACCTATCTCTAAAGAACCCTGTATTCCTTGTAGGGTTACCGAACAAAAAAGTCATAGGCTCGCCGTCCACCATTCCCCCTCGTGATACCTCCCATATCTTATCACTAATTGAACTCGACTCATCGAAGATATAAAAACTCGTACTATCAATAGCGTGCTGTCCTGCAAACGCTTCACTATTTTCTTCCTTACAGGTTGTAGCTTTACAGAACCAGTTATCCTTATTTGATGGATGATATATAATCATATTACCACGAGTATTCTTATACACAAATCTATCTTTAAGGATAAACATATTATACCATTTACTTAATTCAGCCCAAGTTTTAGTGGTAAGCTGGTCGGCGGTATTAGCTGTTACAGTACCCTTGCATCGAGGACGGGTTGTCATTATAAACAATATTAACATAGCTGTTAGAGAACTTTTGCCACAAGAGTGCCCTGAGGCAACACTCATTTCGATAGGGTCAACAGGGTTAATCCCGTCGAAGTTATTTCGTTTAATCATTTTACCTAAATCTATTAGATATTCTTTCTGCCATTTTCTTAATTCTCTATTTTCTAATATAGAGCCTTTAGCCCCCCACGGGAATGCCCACATAACGAACTCATAAGGTTTATCATAGAAGTAAGCTACATAATCCTCTACTGTATTTAAGTTATTAAGTTTATTCATTATCAACCCTCTCACTAACAACATCAACTGTTATTTCTTTTAGTCTTTCTCTTGCTTCACTTAATTGTTTAGCAAAGTCTTCACTAGCCCCAATCTCAACACTTTCAACGAACATCTTATGAGTTTTACCTAACAGCTCACTTGCTTTCAATCTATCTTTCATACTTTGCTCGTCGTCCATAACAACCTTACTCCAGAACTGTTTAATCTCATCGTTATGCAACACACCGCTAGCGTTATACCCTGCAAATATTCTAATAGCTCTAATAACCTTAATATCAGTTAAGCATTCTCTAACAAAGAACTTACTAAACTCACCTGGATAACTTTTCTCTAGAGCCATCCAAGTGGCTTTACCACTACCACAAAAATGCTGAACCACCATTCTTTCCTTAACACTCAAAGGCTCTAAAGCCTCATCAATACTTACAGGTAACTTATTATTCTCAACAACTTCATTCATACATATAACCTCCACATATAACACCCACAATATACACAATTACAGCCCCATACGCAAGACCTTTTTACATAACCATACATAATACACCTAAAACAAACAAAACCACCTTAAAACCAATCTAATAACAATTACAATATCTTATAAATAAATATAAATATATACAAATATATAAATAGCACTTGACAAGATAACTTAATTTTTTGAAAATAGGGAACCGGAGGGGAGGGTGATAACAACAACTAATTGCTTAGCGTAGCGAATAGCAATTACTCCTTATTTACTATACAACTAACAACAACGAAATATACCTAATATATCTAATTATATATATACATCTATTTAACACATACCCCCCATTAGGGGGATGTACATACCTATATATACATATAATCTATATTAACATATACATACACATATACATACGTATAGATGGGCAGATAGAAAATATACATATAGATATATATACATACACATATAATTATCTATACCCCCTTACCATAAACCACAATGGGGGATGTACCCTAATCACCTCATACATAAATAAATTTATATACTATAACAATAGTATCATTATATAGATATAACAAACCTATCCTAACTAACTAGAATTATCTAAGTGATATAGATTGATTATTATAATTATTGATATGATATAAATATATAAATATTAATAACTATTCAACACAAGCCAATTAAATAGCGTTTAAATTGATTCTAAGTAATACTTATTATGTATATATTATAATAGTATAATAATATCTATTAACTGTGAAATATTTAACAAGTATATATATAATATAAATAAATAAACTACTTACTTGTCTGCTGTTTGTTATTCGTGCATAAAG